TAAAAGATTATTAGCCCATTTTTCTTGTGTTTTAGGAGGAATAAGATTATTTGAACCTTTACCTCCGTTTAAATAAAATGAATCTAATCTTAGCATATCTATTTCTTCTTGACTTACAGTATTCATTTGGTCTATGTGAGATGCTCTTTTGTTTAATTGATTAGCTATAGCTGTTTTTAAATCTTTATCTGGAATTAATGCGTCTATTGTTTCTTTATTGTAAGATGTTACTGTTCCATCTGTATTATAAAAATCTATAGTTTTTCCTTGTACTGGTTCAAAACCTTCAAACATTTGTGCTAATGCTCGTATAGAATCTGCACTATTTAACAAAGCACCATCTTGTGCTGAACTTCTTGAATTTATAATTTTTTTAATATTATCAAAATTACCAAATTGATTTAATAATTCTAATTCTGTTTCAGCTTCTTTTTGAGTTATTATTTGCATCTGAAATCTTTTAGTTATATTTGCTACTAAATCTTCTCGTATAGAATCTGCTTTTAAATTATCTATATTAGGACCAACTCTACTTTCTATAAGAGTAGTTTTTTCTTCATTCAAAGCAGATACATTTGCATTAAATATTCTTCTTGTTTTTTCTTTTAAAGCTCTTGAATAATACTCTCCTACATATGCTTCTCCTACTCCATTAACATAATTTCTCATATGTTCTGGTACTATTTCTAAAGTAGATGATAGACTATTATTTAAAGAATCTTTCATAGTATCTGGGTCGTAAAATTCTTTAGAGTATATTTCTGATAATCTATTTTCTACATCTGTTTTAATACTTCTTTTGTAGTTATCATTAATTATTGCGTTATAAGTTTTTTGATATATGCTTCCACCTTCTGTTGTAGGAGGTGGCATAACAGTTAAACCATCTGGTCCTTTTTCAAAATCATATCCTTCTGCATTTATAATAGC